GCCCAGGAGGGCGTGTAAATGACCATTCCTTTTTCCCGTACAGTCGGTAAGCGATCCGGCGTACAGCTCAACCGCATCAGCGACAAGTCTGAGCAGCCGAATGCCGCCACCGTTGCGCACAACATGGCGATCGTCGGCCGCTTCGGCCGTGGTCGCATCGACCGTGTTTTTGCCGTAAGCCGTGGCCGAGAGGCCCGTGTCCTGGGCGCGCCTCAGTCGCTGGCAGTCAGCAAGCTGGGCGAAGCCTATGTGCACATCTACGAAGCCCTTAAAAAAGGCACCGTGCAGGCGATCGTGTCGCGCCTGGTCAGTGACGAAGCCAAAAACCAGTTGATGGTGGCCAGCAACGTCTCGACTACTGCTCAAGGCGCTGCAGTCTGGGCCCTGGCTGATGCCGACGTGGGCGCTACCGGTAGTTTCCTGATCGCCATCAAGCACCTGGAGTGCTTTTCCGACGGCGTGAAGGCCGAAATCCACGCCCTTCCGGCGGTCGATGCTGAAGGCGTGCCGGTCCCGTCGAAAATCATCGTGCTGCAGCTGCGCGACGTGGTGACCAATGAGCTCGTCTTGGGCCCGTACCAAGGTTCGCTTGACCCGGCCGCTCTCGATGAATTTGGCCAAAGCGCCTACATCGGTGACATCGTTACCCAGTCGACCGACCTGCTCGAAGTGGTCGAGGTAGCCGACAACGCCGAAGTTAGCGTGGATTGCGTTTTCTACGGCAAGAAGGACAGCAAGGATGCGTTTGCGTCCGCCACTTTGAAGTACTTCACCGAAGGCGAGTCGGTCTACTCCAATGCGGAAATGGATAAGGCGATCGATCGCGTGAAGCGTTCGCGCCCATCGTTCACCTACATCTGCAGCGGTGGCACCCAAAACATCGCGCTGATTTCCCGCCTGCTGGGCCTGGGTGACGCGATCAACAAACAGGTCGTTTGGGACATTCCCGGTAACCTGACGCCGCAAGGGGCTGTGACGTTCTATGCCTCCGTAGGCGGCGCCACCAACAGCCTGTACAGCCAGGCCTATTGGGCACCTATCAGCGCCAACAACCCAACGATCGGCGGCAAGGCGATCATGGGTACCTCTGGCCAACAGATCGGCTACCGCTGCGCGCGCAACGCTCAGACCAATGCCAAAGGCATCGCCCCGCGCAACTACCCGATCGCGGGCAGTGACTACGCGCTTGATCGCGTCAACATGACCCAGGTGTATGAGCCGGACGAAGAAACCGAGCTGGAAGATCTGGCGGCCAGCCGCATCAACCCGGTGATCTTCAAGGACTACCCGAGCGGCCCTAAATATGCCTGGATCGACTCGTTGACCGGTGCCCAGACCGAAGGCGCCAGCAAGCTGATCAACGTCACCGAAATGGCCACCTATGTGGATGACACCATGGCTGCAGCGGCTCAGGAAGCGCTTCAGAAGCCAATGGCCAAGGCCATCGACGAAATGACCAAGTTCGCTAAAACCTTCTTGGACGCGATCCAGTCGGCTGGCTGGTTGCAAGCCAGCAAAGAGCTGGATGGCATGAGCTACCAGGCGAACTTTGAGCCGAACGAGGCGCAGCCATTCGAGAAAATGAACATCAGCACCGCGATCTGCTACGACGGCACCAACCGCGTAACCGTCATGACGCAATCGATCGTTCGTGTTTAAGGGGTAAAAACATGAAATCTTTGTACCGTTCTGTTCTGGCCACCAATGTGGCGCTGGCGATGGCATTTGCCGCGCCAGCGCCGGCTGACAACCAACAATTGCCGAATGGCATGCTCGATGACGCCAACAACGGCGGAAACGCCGACCAGGGCCCGGGTTTCGTCATTACCGACGAAATGCGCCAGGAGGCCGCCGGCATCGTGGCCGAGTGGGCTGATTCCGAGTTGGAGAGTGACGAAGGCTATGCCGATCGCCTTTACGCCCTGATCGTCGGCGCCGCTGGTGGCGGTGATGATGAGGAGCTGACCGACGACGAAGCCGAATATGCCGCGATCCTGGCAGAGCTGGTGGGTGACTACCTGGAAGGCAAGAAGATTCCAGAAGACGACGTGGATACCTTGCTGGGTGGCGACCTGGAGGACAACGACGTGGCTGCCCGCATCCACGACGCGCTGCTCGACAGCATGCCGCAAGGCGATGAAGCCATGATGGACGACACTGAAAAGTTTGTCCTGGGCGAGAGCGACGAGGCCATGCTCGATGCCACTTACAAAAAAGTCATGGCCATCCGGGGTGGCAAGAAGGTCCGCATCAAAAAGCGCATCGCCGGCAAGGTTCGCCTGACCGCCGCGCAGAAAGGCGCCGTGCGCAAGATGCAACGCAAAGCCTTCTCCGGTGCGGCGAAGATGAAGCGCGCCCGCTCGATGCGCATGCACCGCAAAATGATCGGCGCATAACCCATGGCTGATTTTGGCTTTGATGGACTGGGCAAGACCGTAGGAGCATCCATCAAGGGTGTGACCGGCACGGTGGCCGGGAGTACGTCCAACAAGTTGCTAGGATCGGCCGCAACCTTCGCAGGCAAGGCCGGTGGCGGTATCGTCACCGGCGCCGTTGATGCTGGCGTGCGTACGCTTGACGGCTTTGTGGGAGGCAGTGACAACCGCAAGGCCATTGAGGGCGGTGTTCGCACGGTGACCGGCACCGTTCAGGATCTGTTCACGGGCAAAACCTCCGTGTCCGACGTGATGGGGCAAATCAGCGGCAAGGTTGAATCGTTGGTGGGTGGTGGTGACCCGGTTGGCAAGATCGGCAGTGTGATGGGGGGCGTCGGTGGCCTGGTAGGCCTGAAGTCGCTCAGCAGTGACCTGGGCAGTGACTGGGGCAACCTGTCGCCGCTGCTGCTGGCGCGCGTGTTCGTGTGCAATTCCAGCGGCGCAGCCGACATGCAAGAGTTTGCCGGCGTATACGGTGCCATGACTGAGGGTAGCGTAAGCATCCAACAGAATTGGCAATCGCCGTTTGAAAACACCGGACCGGAAACCAAAGCGCCGGCACTCGCTGGCATGTTGCAATCCGGATCCGCGATCCCCGTGCTTAACGCTCTGCAGGCCGTCAGCCCGTTTAAGGATGGCGCCGTGTCGGATGCACTCAGTGCAAGCTCCGACAAGCTCAAAAGCGTTATGCGCAGCCTGGAAGGGCGCACCGGGATCACCAAGCTCAACAGCCGCCAGGTGTTCTCGGGCATGCCGCCGGTGAAGTTCACCGCAACCATCCGGTTTCGGGCGATCGCAGATGCTCAGAAGGAAGTCATGGCGCCCCTTGCCCGGCTTCTTGAATGGACGTTCCCCCAGCAATTGGCAGAGGACGGCATTCTGTCTGAGGTGCTGCAGACCACGAAGGATATCGACTCGTTTATCAAGGCGCTGTTTCCGTCGACGGCCCCCAAGCTGGTGGGGCTGACATACGGCGGGAGCACCTACGCGCCGGTGGTGATTGAGAACGTGGATTACCCACTGGACGCACCGAAGGACGCCTACGGCAATTTTATCGACCTGCCTGTACAGATTGCGTTTGCCACCCTGACAGCCTTGGACAGGCCCGATATCAAGCGTTGGTTTAACCGCCGATAGTGCGCAAACCCCCTGAAATTAGGGGGTTTTTTGCGTGTGACGATGGCCCTTGTTTGTTCAGCCTACAGAGGGTTATCGCATGACCGTTTCCAAGATGGCGGTATTGAGCCGCACGTTCCAAAACACCAACGACATTGGCGCAAAGGCGGTGCAATCCGACTCCACGCTGGTGATCAAGGGCCACGAAGACACCTACTTGCTGCTTAAGCAGTTTCCGTGGCCTGTGGCGACCGTCTCCGACGTGATCGAGTACTACGGCCCGGTTGGCCAGAAGATGGTTCAGCCGCAACAGAACAAGACCAAGCAAGAAGGTCCGTTCACCATCTACGAAACCGTAGAAAACCACGCGGGCGAGTTCCTGAAGAAGCTCATCGAGCAGGGCGGCGAGTTCGACGCCACCGTTTACGCTGGTCGTCCGGACGACTACAAGCGCAAGGAAGAACTCAAGAAGTGCATCCTGGTTGCTGACACTCCAGATCGTGACTGGGAGAACGACACTTCTCCATTGATGATCAGCGGCACCATGCACTACCACTGGTTTGCGAACCAGTAATCATGAAAATCAGCCAATTAGTAGCCCAGTTTTTCGCCGTGCTGCCGATTGGCTGCGTGCTGGACGAAGACCAGGTAACTCGCAATTTGCGTGACGCTGTGCGCGCCTATTGCGGGTACCGACGCCTTACCAACTCGCAGCCCGACGACGGCGACATTCATACGCCGATCGATGAGGCGCCCAGCGCGACAGGCGCCCAGGACTTCGATCTAACCCCCAGTGAGCTGGTGCTGATCGAACCCCTCTGGCACCTGAAAAACGATCGGGAGAACGCCACCGCGTTCGAAGCGTCCCGCGGCCAGGGTGCTGACCCGTTCGGCAAGTCCGTGGCCGAGTGTGACGCCGCAATCAGCGACTACCTACTGGCCTTACCGGCCAAGACATTCAGCTTCGAAGTGAGGTCGATTTAATGGCCAACATCTTCGAACGCATGGCCTACCAGGGCATTGAGCGCATCACACCCAAGCTGGGATTGAGCGACAAAGCGCTCAAATACTCATCCGCGGCCCGCGATCTGCTGGGCGGCAATCTGTCGGGCGCGGGCAATAAGCTGCTCGATGCAGTGTATGGGCGCAGTAGCCGGTTTTCCGATGGCGGCACCGCCATCCTGGCGGGCGTGACCTGGGCCCAGCAAATCGAGATGTTCGAGGAGGCTTCCGGTGTCAATCGGGAGCGCACCAATCTATTCCATATCGGGGTGGCGCCCGTGGGCAAGATCCACGCGCCGCGCGTCAACCTGCTGGCCACCGAGGCGTCATACAGCGGCGTCCAGTTGGGCTGGGAGCCGGTCAAGATCGGTTCCGGCTTCACCCAGGCCGCTACCGGCGCCGAAGCGGTTGAATTGCGCCTGGTCTGCTACGACGTCGACGGGGAAATCAAAAGTTGGTTCGACAAGCTCAAGGCCACCGTGGCGCGCCCGGATGGCACGTATGGGTTGCCCACTGAATACGCCAACATCATCACCGTGACCCATGGGGCGGTGATGGAAGGGTATGGCTATGCCAACGGCTGGGCGATGGTCCCCGGCACCTGCGAAGTGAACCTGGCGCGCAGTACCGACGAGTTCACCGCCTTGAACCTCACATTCATCGAATTCGACTATTTCGGTAGCCTATGAAGTACATCGCCCCAATACACACCCTCCGCATTTCTGTCGACATGACAGAGATCGATATCGACCACTCAGAAGCGGTCTGCATGATCCCTGTTCAGTTCGAACAGCGCACTGCGACCGAACTACTCAAGGGCATCATTCGCCCGATCGAACGCGCTGGCGCTGTCGCGGATCCGCGTATGTGGTCGGTCAGTGAGCGCATGTATGTGATTGCCATGTACATGAGCGCCACCCGCGACGACGGGCCAGACTTCCCGATCGGCAAAGGCAAGTTCAGCGATTACCTGCTGGACGGCGCCGACTACGTGGCGGACGTGCCTTTTGAGAGCAATGGCAAAGAGTTGATTTACAGCCCACTCCATGGTTACCAGGCTGAAATTATCGAAACCATGATTGCGGGCGGCACCTACTCGAAAACCTCCTATAGCTGGTGGAAAGCCTGCATTGCGGCCTGTGTCCGCGGGGCTGATGAGGAGCCAATCCCCTACGTCGATGACGGCCAGTATGAAACCGAGCTGGCCAAGCGCATCGAATCGGTGGGCACGCTGGCGGACAGCGAGTTTGCTGAGCTCTTTGACTCCTACCTGGTGGCCGCGCAACGCGGCGCGCACATGCTCTACGCCATCACCAACGTCCATGGGGTGCTCGCTGCCCAGGTAAGCGAACCCGACGCGGAAAAGGGGGTGCCGGAGCTTGCACCGGCCCGATTTCCTGCCTTATCCGCAGTCAGCGTACGAGCGCGTCAAATTATGGGAGTCCTATAACGACGTGCGCGCGGAGCTGGCCCTGTACTTCGGCCAAGACCTGATCCAGTGCGGAAAGCTGACGTATTCGAGGGTGAAAAAGCTGTTCGACAGTAAGCCCTTCGACAATTGGCGCCAGGGGCGTGAGAACGAAGCAAAGGCCCGCACCGCAGAGGTATCGCGCCTGGACGCCATCATTAAGTCAATCGGAAACCTGACCCACCTCACCGCCGATATCGCCCGAAAACGCTAGGCGATCGGCGCAAACCCACGGACTTTGGCCCGCCGCGAGGCGGAGACAATGACGGTATCAGACCATGAATATTCGGGGCGCCAAGATGGCCGCGGAAGCGAAAAGAATCATCGATCACCCGGCCGCAAAGTGGCTGCTTGGCGCAACCCAGGCGCTGGCCGTGGCGATCATCATGGGGATCGGGAGTAGTGCTATCGACAAGCTCGACAGCATCATTTCAGCGATCAACGGATTCGGCAAAGACCTGGCGTTGTTGCAACAGCAAGTGAACCTCAACACCAGCGGGATCAGCACCAACAAGGCCGACGTAGAGACACTGAAAGTCAACTACCTGCGCCTTGATATGCGGGTTGAACAACTGGAGCGGGAGGAGCGCAAGAGTGGGCACTAAGCGTGTGAAGGGCTGGGCGCAAACGCTTAAGCCCTACAACACCCAGTTGATTGTCATGGGCATCGTCCTGGACGGCGTGATGGTGGGGTGGGCGTATATGGCCGGCCAGTTGCCCCCTGCGCTGTATGGCGTCGTGACCGGCCTCCTCAAGGCCGCGAACCTGGGCATTCACTTTGTAAACAAGAAGATCAGCGAGGAAACCGACAGTGCCGACAGTGAAGCCGACACAGAAGCAAGCTGAAGCATCCATTCGAAAGGTCGGCACCAAGACGAAGGCCAGCGCCCTGGTGCTGGCGATCGCGCTGGGTGCAGCGGTCAAGGAAGGCATCAGCCTGGACGTGTACGACGATGGCCTGGGCATCCCGACGGTGTGCTTTGGCCAGACCGGCAAGGCCGTGAAGTTTGGCCAGGCCCCGCGCGTTCTGGACGAGTGCAGCGAAGCCCTGCTGGCGCGGATCGAGGTCGGCATTGCCCACCTGGACACGAAGATTGGCGCCATCCGCACGCCGGCCGGGCCTATCACCTTCAACCAGCTTACAGCGGGTGAGCAAGAGGCCTTCCTGTCGCTGTATGACAACGTGGGCGACGGCAAGTACGGGGTGAAGGATGGATTATTT